CATAACCAAGCTCTTCAGGGAATATATTAAGGTTTGCTTCAGCTTGAAGATCAGCCCCCATTTTTTGCAGTTGAATCTGTTGGATGTTACGACCCATTTGACCAATAGCACTTTGCATATTAGCCTTAAGAATTTTATTATTATATTTAACTTCATCTTTAGCTGCGTTAATACCAAGTTCAAGCATATCTAAATTAAGCCCAACTTGAGTTTCACCTAGGCTAGCATCAACATATACTTTTAGTAAGTCTACAGCAGCTTTATTTCTTGAACCAGATAAGCTAGAATCAAGGGCAACTAATTCACGAAAGGATTCAGCAGCAGTAGACTGTAAGGTCTTTTTACGTGATACACCAGCTTGACCTAAAGCAGCTTTACCACTTTTCTTTAAACCTTCTACAAACTTAGCTTCTTTTTCAAAAGTATTTTGTGTAGTAACTTGATTTAACTGTTGTTGGATAGATTCATCACTAATTCTACGGTTACTTTTAATACCGTATAATTTAGCACCTTGCTCTAATTTTTGAATACCTCCTCTTTTTATTTCATTCATTAAATCAGAATGCATAGCTTCACGTTGAAACGTTTGCTGTAATGCAAGGTCTTGGATAGAAGCTTGTTGGTCACTAATTGCTAATGATGAAGCTTGTTTATTATAATCAAGTTGACCCTCATAAATATCTTCACTTTTTTCGTAAGCAGCTAAAGCTTGAGCATATTGATAATCTTGAATTTCCTTACCACGTTCCCAATTATCAATAGCAGTTTCGTAAGAAAATTCACGCATTGCGTAATAATCTTTTTTTTCAGCAGCATGAGAGTCTTTTGTATACTGCCAATTAACATTAGCTTGCTTATTTAATTTTCTTTGCAGTGCGTTTTCTTCTTTTACTCTTTTTTGGTTCTCTGCACCAGCTCCAATTCCAAACATTAAGCCCTCCTATAGAATCGTGGTGAATAGTTGCCTTCCCACATCATCTCTACAAGAGATACAGGGTATGGGTAATCACTTGTCATTTTTAATTCAAAATTAGTATTACGTTGATGGATAGGTACATCAAACCTGTATTCAGGTTTTACAGGACTTGTGCTGAATTTATAGTCATCACTTAATAGTACCTCTTTAACTATAGTCCATTCCTTAGAACTACCTAATCTAGTTTCAAAAACTAATGGACCTGATCGTCCAGTAGATACTTTAATTCTAGCAATAGTTAATATCGCACTGAAATCTACTGATTGTTGATCTCTTCGTCTAAAATAAAAAGTAGGTAATTGTACTTCAAAATGATAATTATAACCAATAATTATACTTGCTTCTATATCAGTCAAATCACCTACAGCTTCAAAATAATTAAAATTTGTATTAGCTTCAATTTTAGGTGTTACCTCTATAAAATAACCTTCAGATGTAGCAGGTTTACCAACTAAAAGTGCACCCTTTGTTTTTTCAATAGGTTTAAAAGGAGTATAAATTTTAGTTACTTTATTAACTGGATCATATACAACAGGATTAACACCAACTGTTGGAGCAATTGGTTTTGAAAATAAATCTAAACAAGGATTACCTGTAATTGGTGTTCCTACTGTAACATCTCCTGTAGGTAATTCATTAACTGTAATTTCACTTAAAATGTAGTCATCTTCTTGTTGAGTTATAATTACAATTTGATCGTTTAAAACGTAAGCATCTTGAATAGTACCAGTTAAATTCCATTTAGACCAAGCTTGGAATAGATCTTTTTCACCATTATTATAATATCTATACATATAGATATAAGATGATTGTTTATCTACAAGCATAAGAAACGAGTTTTGTGGACTCGAAACTAATCTACCAACAGTGCCAGGAATCCATTCAAGAACAACTCTACTAATATCGACAACAACTGGAGGTTGCTCTACATCCCTCAATTGCATACTAAAAATTTTAGTATAATCAGGTACTTTATTTGCAAAACCTACAGTAGTTCCAATATCTACAGGGCTAATATTACTATCCATTTCATAACTAGATACTGTTCTAATAATAGAAGAAGTAGGTGTTAATGTATTAGAATCTGAGGCAGATAACATAAACTGCTGACGATCACTAAATAATAATAAACCTTGAGCTGTAGGTAATACATCAAATAAAGTAACAGGTCTAATACTAGATACATTTAGATCAATAGGATCTGAATCAATCTGTGTCAGAGCTGATTTAACAAAGAAGTTATAACTATCATTAGCTACACTAAAAAATACGTTGTCTTGTGATAACAAGCTAAACCTATTAGAATAAAAAAATGTAGCTGCAATTGTTTTACCAATAAAAGATGGTAAAGGACTGGTAACATCATTACCTGCTTTACGTGCTGACCATGTAATAGGATTAAATTCAAATGTTGTTGGTCCTGTATTCTCTAATTGATGGGGCATGGTAGATGCATTTAAGCCCGGTGATACATCACGAGCGATTGTTTCTTCCCAATAACCTCTACCTCTATTGAGTGTAGTGTCGTATGCCACAAATTGTAGATGATAATCATCTTCAGCATTAGTTGTATTGCTTACTGTTATATGATGACCACCAAAAGATTCTAAAGGAAGTTTAGAAGCATCTTCTACTTCATCTTCAAATACTTCTATAGCAGTGTTATTAAGACCACCTTTAGCATCAATAGTAAAGGAAAGTGGCGTACCAGTAACAGCACTATAATCAGTTACAACTGCATTAGTACCTGTACTACGTTTAATAACAAGACTATCAGGGTAACCTTCTAAATACCATTTTCCATTAAAATTTGCATTACCTGCTGTTTGTTGTGCTTCAATAACATCTTTAATTTTATCAACAAGATGATGGTTTGTGTTTATATCTGAAGCATCATACAACAACATATCATCAAATGTTGTATTGTTTTGACTTGTTACTGAAGCCTCTATACCTTCAATAGTAACAGTATATGTATAGGTATTGACAAGTGTAACAAGTTTAAGGGTAGCAACAGTATTAGGTATGTAAGTACCATTAGGCTGCATAGCAGCATTAATAGTTTTGTTAGTAATAATTGTAGTATCCTGAATACTACGGAAATGATAATCATTCTTGGTAGTACCAGTTAGATATGTAGCACTATTATTAGTAACAGTACACCAAGTACCATCTACAGCTGTCCATACATAAATATTAGAACCTTTAATAGCACCAATATATGAACCTGCTGCACCACGTTCAATAAAGAACCAAACAGCATCATCTAATTCAGTTTTAGTGAAGTTAGTACCGTTAGCTTTTTTTAAAGTATTATTGAACTTCATCCCCGGTCTTTTCAGTAGACCGTAGGTAGGATCAGGGTAACCGTTAATGCACTCTGATACCTGACCAGGTAACTTTTTATCGTCATTTTGTTTCGAGACACCACCTAAAAAATTAGGTGATAATTGTGTTACTACTGACATTAGCGATACAATGCGTTATAGGGTTTATAGCTGCGGTAATAATTACCACTTTGTGGACTACCAAAATAAGTATAATCACCTTGATTACATTCGTATTCTAAAGCCATAGCTTTTGTATAAGCTTCTTTTTGTGATAGCATTTGGAATTGTTGTCCATCACCAATCACTCTGCTAGAGAATACAGCAGAAGCCCTGGCGACAATATAAGCTTGAATAGGTTGTGGAAGATATTGATAATCCCATTCCCATAATACATCAATGTATAAGGTTTCATCTTCCCATTGATCTGTATGTTTTATAGTATCATAAAGATAACCACCACGGTTTACACTATTTCTACCTAAATTAGCCACATAATCTTGACTAAGATCATATTGAATAGCATTATTAGGGATGGCTATTTTCTTTGTTGTTGCATCAGGTGTTACTTCTAAATTTAATTCTTTATTAAATGTCCAGCCTTCAGACTGAATTTCACGTGATATTTCTTTTAAAGTATTAAAAGCAATCGCAACGTCCGGGTTAGTTTGAGTTTCTACTTTATAAGAAACAACTGATTTTTGAATTGGTATATTACCTGTTGATGTATGAGAAATATTAACAGTGTAATTATATGTTTCTGGGTTTGTACCGAGTGCTGTACCTGTTGTTGAAATAGCTGTGTTAGGAGTAATACCAGTTCCAGTTAGATATGTACCAATAGGTATATCAGTTTCTTCAGTAGTTAATGTAGTACCTGTAATACTACCAGTAAAAGTAGTCAGTGGTTCAAGTACAAAAGTTGTTTCAGTTGTTAGAGTATTCACGGGAGCCTGACCAACTGACGCCAGGATCTGATTAACAGCTTGTAATTGGGTGTTTGGGCCAGTAGTAGGAAAAGGCATAATTTGATAATGAGTATTATTCTCAATAAAGAATTAAAAAAAAGGA